TGTTACTGATCCTAGTGATTGGGAGCTTGGAACTTGTCTCGTGTGGGAGTGTCATATTTACGACACTGTTTTTGATGGTCTTAGAGAATTACTAAAAAATAATCCAGAAAAAGAAAGATTTTGCATTGTCATCGACAGTATGGATGGCTTGCTTCCTAAATCTGATTTAGCTAAAACCACTAGTGACGCAGCAAAAGTCGCAGCAGGTGCAGCTTTAACTTCAGACTTCTTAAAGCGGGTTAGTCTTGGTATGGGTAAATTTGGTCATATGTGCATAATGATCTCTCAGGTTCGGTCAACTATTAAGACGAGTCAGTATGCCAAAGGTGATCCAAACAATCAAACCAATTCTAGCGGTGGCAATGCAGCATTACATTATCCAGATTGGATTATTAACTTTGAAAAAAGAAATCAAGCAGATTTAATCCTCAAAGACCCAAAAGCTAAACCTAGCCCAGAGAACCCAATCATTGGGCATTATGCTAAAGTGCTAATTCAGAAATCCACTAACGAAAGTACTGGAATGAGGATTAGGTATCCAATTAAGCATGGTCGCTCTGATGGTAAGTCAATTTGGATTGAGCGTGAGATTATAGAAATGCTTCTTATGTGGAATTTTATTGAGAAGTCTGGATCTTGGTTTAAAATCGACGAAGAGCTTCTGGATTACCTCAAGAATAGAGGGATCGATATCAACGAAAAATATCAGGGAATGCAGTCTTTGTATGATCTTCTTGAGAACAATGAAGAAGTACAAAAAGGCATGAGGTTCTTCATTGCAGAAAATGTATTCTCATGATTTTTTTAACGACAACAGGTCGTGAACAAAAGCTCAAGAATTCTTCTAAGTACTTAATTGATTGGGACAAGAAGTGTCGCAGTAAGATTCAGAAAAGGGTAAAAGATCTTTTGCACCGACATTGGATCTCTGACATTGTTTTTGAAGAGCTGCCTGTTCTTGGAACAAGGATGACCCTTGATTTTTATAATGCTAACAAAAAACTAGCAATAGAAGTTGATGGTAACCAGCATTACAAGTTCAACAAATTTTTTCACTCTAATTCTAGACAGAATTTTTTATCTCAACTACAAAGAGATGAGAAGAAGGAATATTTTTGTGAGATTAACCAAATTAGGCTTGTAAGAATACTAGAGAAGGATATTCTTGACCAAGACCTTCTTAAAAGGCTTGAGGTAATATGAATAATTTTGACAAGACAGACAATACGTTACCAAAGAGTGTTCTCACTAAGCTGTTTGATTGCACGGGTTCTCCAAGTGGTAGCAATAAAGGGTTTTTCCTTTTTTACATCAACGACTTAGGACAACCAACATTTGCGACTAGAACAGACAATAGCTGTGTAGAGATGGCTCTTACAAAATTGGTGGAGATATCTTGTAACAAGGAGGTTGGAGAATGATTCATAGCATGGATCTAGAGAAGACTGTGCTAAAAGGTCTTTTGCAACACCCCCATAAGTGGGCTGAAGTTTCAGTTTTTTTAAATGAAAAAGATTTTTTTAGTGAAGACTCTCAAGTTCATCTTTCTATCTTTAAGTTGATCCGCAATGCGTTGAACAATGCAGAGACAATAGATGACACGATACTTATTCCAAGATTAGAGCAGCTAAAGGTTAGTTTTCCAGATAGTATTGATTTACCAGAGTATATTCGGTCTCTAGTATACCACAAGATAACAGAAGAAATTTTTATTTCCTCAGTCAGAGAATTGAAAAAGTTTTCTGCTCGTCGTGAGATTTATTATTCTTCTAGAAATGTCGCCTCTTTTGTTAAAAAAGCTGATCCAGACTTGAAGTATTCTGAGATCATAGATAAAGCAGATGAGATATATAATAAGAACATAAAAGAGTTTGAGTTCAATGATGAAGGTCCAATCAACCTTTTCGACATCATGGAAGAGTTGGTTGAAGATAGGGGTAATAACCCTGTTGAAGAATCTGGCTTAATGGGTCCACACCAGAGGATCAATGACATTTATGGATCTTTACTGCTTGAGGGTAATATCTCTGTTATTGTAGCTCGCTCTGGAGTTGGTAAAACTCAGTTCTGTATGGATTATACTACTAGGACTGCGGCTAAGTACGACATCCCTGTTTTACACTTTGATAATGGAGAGATGAGTGAAGAGGAACTTACTCTTCGTCAGTGTTCCGCTATGACAGGCATTCCCATTTACCTCTTACAAAGCGGCAAATGGAGAACTTCTAGCTATAAGGATTGGACGGTAGAAGAGGTTGTAGCAAGAGTTCGTAGTGCTTGGGATCAGATTAAATCTGGCAATATGAAATTCTATTATGAAAATGTTGCTGGCATGTCTGCTGAAGAAATGTGCTCTTACCTAAAAAGATTCTACTATTCTAAAGTGGGCAGGGGGAACAAAATGATTTTTAGTTTTGATTACATCAAGACTGACTTTAATAACCTTGGTAAGAATGAGGGTTGGCAGCAAGTGGCTTCAATGGTTCACTTGTTCAAGCAGACAATTCACAGGGATCTTTGTTTTGATGGCAAGCCTTGTGTATCAATGATGACTTCTGTTCAGGCCAATAGACTTGGAATTACTGGCAATCGTGGTGCAGATGCAATTGTTGATGATGAGAGTGTCGTTTCCCTTTCTGATGGCATTACTCAATTCTGTTCTCACTTGTTTTTGCTCAGAAGAAAAATTCCAGATGAGATACATGAAGATGGAGATCGCTTTGGTACTCATAAGTTGGTCAATCTAAAAGCAAGACACTTGGGCAAAGAAGCTCTACGTGCAATTAATCCTGTTGAAATGCCAGATGGATCTAATCGTAAAAACTTTATCAATTTAAATATTGAAAACTTTAGGGTTGAAGAGAGAGGGGATCTGCAAGACGTTGTGAATTCAATCAATAATGTTGATGTTAATTTGCAGGAGGGTGAGTTGAGTGACGATATACCAATGGTCCTTTCAGAATGACTGACTACAAATCTGTTTTAGAAGATCTTGGCTATCGATTAAAAGATCACGGGTCTTACTGGAGAACCAGTGCGGTTTACAGGTCTGGAGATAACTCTACAGCGTTACAGATCTACAAAGATACTGGTGTTTGGAAGGATTATGTGGAGGATTCTATGTTTCTTCCTTTTGAGGCTTTACTTAAAAAAACCCTCAATACTAATGATAAGAGTGTTTTAAGTTCTTATTTGAAGAGCGATAGTGTAAACATATATGAACGCGCTACTAAGAAACACCTTTTGAGTGAAGAAAAAACATTTCCAGATTCCTGTTTGAATCGCTTGCTACCTCATTACGACTTTTACCTAAACAGGGGTGTATCAGAAGATACTTTGAAAAAATTTAGATGTGGCTTGGCTATGTCTGGCAAAATGTATCAGCGAGTTATATTCCCTATTGTTCGCTCTGACGGCAAGATACACGGCTTTTCAGGTCGTAAGGTAACAGATGACCCCAGACCTAAGTGGCTTCACAATGGGAGGTGTTCTGACTGGTTTTATCCATACTATTCAATAGATGAAGTTGCTGGCGCTATTGAAGAACATCGTTGTGTCTATATTGTAGAATCTATTGGAGACTGTATTTCTTTGTTTGATTCTGGAGTAAGGAATGTTCTTGTTTCTTTTGGATTGAATATCTCTCCAAAATTTATCTCAAAGTTACATTCTCTTCCATTGGATAAAATTTTTATAGCCTTTAATAATGATTTTAATTCAGATTCCAATAGAGGTTTTGAAGGTTCTATTAAGTCTATATTTAAGCTTTGTGATCAAATCGATTTTGACAAGATATTTTTCTCTCCACCTCCAGAAAACGATTTTGGTGATATGAATGAAGATCAGATTAATAAATATGTTGAATATTGTTCTTCTACCCAACATAATGAATCAATGGCTAACGTTATTGATTTCGCCAAAGAGATGAATAAACGTGGGGTCAATAAAACTTTCTCTAGTAATTTAAGGAAGTTTGAGAAGAAATTCGACTTCCATTATGGAGAAATCTGAAAATAAGCCCTTATCTGCATCAAGAATAAAAACGATGCAAACCTGCACTTGGCAATATTGGGCAAAGTACCACTTACGCTTGCCAGATAAGTCCAATCATGGATCTCTCCGTGGAACTATTTGTCACGCTATTTTTGAAAATCTAGGAAACCCTAGACATAGAAAGCATTACAGGGCGATAATAAAAGCCCAAGATATTAATGTTAGTCCTCCCATTAAGAGGATGGTCGATGCTTATGCAAAAAAGTATGAGATAGATGACTTTGAAAATATGGATCTAATCAACAAGATGACAGTTGAAGGTCTAAATTTTGATTTCTTTGGGGATACAAATGGAAAGCCTACGGAATCCATTTCAGAGAAGGACTTTGATATTTCTGTGAAAGAAGGAGACAAGGATTACAGAATATTAGGGTTCATAGATAAACTTTTCTTATTTAAAAGAAAAAAAACTGCAATCATCAGGGACTTTAAAACTTCCAAAAGTATTTTTGAGGGAAAGGAATATTCAGATAACATGCAGGACTATATGTATTGTCTTGCTGTAAAATATTTATATCCAGAATACCTCAAACGTAAGATGGAATTTTTATTTTTAAAGTTTGATCTTGAGGGAGAAGGTTGCTTAGAAATGCAGCCCTTGGATGATCTGGATTTAGAGGGCTTTGAATACTTTCTTACTGACGTGCAAAAAGTCATTAACAACTTCAATGAAAAAACTGCAAAGAGTGGTTTGGCTTGGGATAAAGGATACCCAGCAAAAGAAGATGGTTTCGCGGGTAAGATTGTTTGCGGTAGAGCTACTCACGTTGGTCAGTTGAAAAAAAATGGAGATTTGATGTGGCATTGCCCATTTAAATTTCCTTTCGACTATTATCACCTACTTGGAGAAGATGATAAGTTCATAAAGTCTTCTTACGCAAAAAAAGATTTGCAAGAGATGTTGGATGATGGCAAGGGAGTCAGGATTGAGAAGAAAAAATATGCGGGTTGTCCAGCTTTTTCGTTTGACATGGACGAGGATCTTCTCTAAGATCAAGTCATGATACCTCTCTTCAAGAGTCAGTACAGTATAGGTAAGTCTATATTGACTACAGAGAAAATATTAGACATTGCCAAAATAAACTCTCTAGAAAGAGTGGTAATGGTAGAAGATTCGTTTTATGGGTTCAGGATTTTCAATCAAGTATTTCAGGAAGAGGGCATCCCACTGGTTTTTGGGTTGAGGATAAATGTGTTACAAAATGAGGGAGATATCAATGAGAAGCCAAGTAAGCTTGTTCTCTTTGCGAAGAACAATCAAGGAATACAAGATCTGAAGAGACTTTATTCAGATGCTTCTTTAAGCGATAAGAATTCCTTGATTTTATCTGACTATAGTGATAAAGATTTTGAGAATCTAAAGGTATGTGTTCCTTTTTATGATTCTTATATTTTCAATAATTTATTTTTCTTTGGTCTATCTCATATTGAGATAAGTCATTTGAATCCGACTTACTTTATCGAAGATAATAACCACCCTTTTGATTTTCAGATTAGGTCTGTTATCAAAGAGCTAAATGTGAAAACTCAGATGGTCAAAACTATTCTTCATCATAATAAGGATGACTTTGAGGCTTTACAAATGTACAAGGCTGCTTGCAGTAGATCTGGGGGTAAATCTCCAACTTTTCAAAACCCAAACCTAAATCACTTCTGTTCAGACGAGTTCTGCTGGGAGTCTTATAAAGATGCTACCACATAATCAAAAATATTTAGTTTTCGACACGGAGACTGAGGGTCTTAATCTTCATTCCTCTCGTACTTGGCAAGTTTCTTGGTTGATTTGTCAAGGCAATAAGATAATCAAAGAGAATGATAGATTTATTAGTCACAAAGATCTACAAATAAATAAAAAGGTAGAGCATTTGACTGGTTTTAGTTGGGATAAGTATAATGAGAGGAAGGAGCCTTTGAA